ATCATTTAGTGATATTGGATTACTTGGCGGAGATAAAGTAACTGCGACTCAAAATATAATTTATGGAGGAGTTATTCCAGATTATGATATCGTCACTCCAGGTTCAACCACTTCAGTAAATGCAACGATTAGAACTGTATCTGGAACAAGTGTTAGTGGAAATGAGGCATCATTCAATGATAAGGGATATGAGCCAGTTCAATTAAATACCGTAAATACCTTCAATGATGTAAGAGTTGTCTGTTCAGAAATTAATGAATCAGAATATTTGACATCTTTGCCTAGAAACAAATCTTTAACTACAGCAATAACATTCAACTCATCCGATCCAAATAATGCACTTTCTCCAATATTAAATCTTAATAGGGCATCGACGGAATTTTATATTAACAGGTTGAATAAACCCGTTTCAAATTATGTCAAAGACAATTCAGTTAACAATGTTTTAAATGATTCACATGCTTCAGTATATTATACAAATCTAATTGAACTTCAAAATCCAGCTACAACACTTAAAGTAATATTGACTGCTGATAAACCAGCATCAACAGATTTTAGAGTTCTTTATAGTTTGGTTAAAAAAGATTCTAGTGAAATAAATCAGTCGTTTGAATTGTTCCCTGGATATAATAATTTAAGACAAACCACTGATGGATTTGAGGTGATTGATGATTCCAAAAATAGTGGACTTCCAGACGTAAAAGTTCCTTCAAGTTTGAGTGGAGAATTTTTAGAGTATGAGTTTACAGCAGAAAATCTTGATTTGTTTGTCGGATTTGTGATTAAAATCGTTATGTCGGGGACAAATCAGGCAGAAACTCCAAGATTTAATAATATCAGAGTGCTTGCAATCAGATGATAAAAGTAGAAGGACATCATAATTTATATCGTGATGAAAATAGTGGAGCAATTGTCAATTGCGATGTGACTTCCTACAATCAATACGTAAATTCTCTAACTCAAAGAGATTTGCGTAGAAAGGAGTTGGATGATATGAAAAAAGACATTGATGAAATAAAATCTCTTCTAAAAGATCTGATAAATAAGGGTTAATCTGACAGGACTTTTCTGAATATAAATATTTAAAGAAATACTTTAAATGTAATAATGGCAGTTTATGTATCCAATATTGTAATTGAACAAGGATACGATTTTGATACTTCCTTTCAATTGGAAGATACAAGAACAAATTCACCCTTGGATTTATCAGGAACAACTAGTGAGAGTCAACTCAGAAAGCACTCCGGTGCTTCTACGGCAGTGTCATTTGCTTCTTCTGTTACTAATCCCACTGATGGGCAAATTACAATTTCATTAACTAGTGCACAAACAGTCAATTTAAAACCGGGGAGATATGTTTACGATGTAAAAATATTATCTGCTGGAAAAGAGTATAAAGCTGTAGAGGGAGCAGCATTAGTAAGAGCAGGGGTAACCAGGTAATGCCAAGTATTAACGACAGAATTGGTTCTCAGAATGTAATACGTGTATTATCCAACGCTTCTTCACCACCAACAAGATTAATAAATCTAAGTGATGTTGATTCTACGTTAGCATCGAGAGACGGTATGATCCTCGTATGGGATCTAGATACCGAAACTTTCTACATGACGGATACTATTGATTCGTCAACTTTAGTAGCAACTGGAATTGTATCCTTTACAAATACCACACAATCAACATCAGTAACAACTGGAGCATTAGTTGTCAATGGTGGTCTTGGAATTGGGAAGAATGTTAATATTGGTGAGAATTTTAGTGTAACTGGTTTATCAACATTCTTATCAAACGTTGATATTGATGCCAATGTAGATATTTTATATTCACTTACAGTAAATTCTACATTTAAATCAGTTGGAGTCACAACACTTGCATCTTCAGGTGGAATAACAACAACCGGCGGTGATTTTTATGCCGGTGGTTCAGCATTTATCAATACAAACTTAAGAGTTGGTGGAACATCAGAATTTATTGGAAATGCCACTTTTAGAGGTGGAACGATTGGAATTGGTGACTCTACAAGTGATGATATTAATGTTGGTGGTGAATTTGTATCAGATTTAGTTCCAAATGATGACGATACATATGATCTCGGCATCATAGAAAAAAGATGGAAAGATGGTAGATTTTCTGGATTACTGACTGCTACAAATTTATACATTTCTGACACAGTTACTTTTGATGGATCAATTGATCTAAATTCTGATATTGATATCAATGGAAATTTAAATGTTACCGGATTATCTACATTTAATGGAAATGTAAATGTAGTAGGATTTGTTTCAGTTACTGAGGGTTTATATTATGATCTTGGTGATTATGATGGACCAAATGGAATTGCTTATTTTGATAACACAGGTAAATTAATAGGTGCTGCGAGTACAGAAAATGCATTAACAGAAAGTTATTTTGTTTTGACAACAAACGCTGTTGGCATACCAACTTGGACTTCAGTAATTGATGGAGGTGTATTCTAATGGCAAAGCCAACAACCAGACAAGAATTAGTCGATTATTGTCTAAGACAACTGGGTGCACCAGTATTAGAAATAAATGTTGCAGATGATCAAATTGATGATTTGGTTGACGATGCTCTGCAATATTTTAATGAAAGGCATTATGATGGTGTTGAGAGAATGTATCTTAAATATAAAATTACTGATGATGATATTAATAGAGGTAGGGCAAAAGGAACTGATGGAGTCGGTATAGTAACTACTACCGGTTCGTCAAATATTGTTGGATTTGGAACAACCACATTCAATTACTATGAAACTTCGAATTATATTCAAGTACCAGATTCTGTTATAGGAGTAGAAAAAATATTTAAGTTTGATACTAGTGCCATTTCTGGTGGAATGTTTAGTATTAAATATCAGTTATTTTTAAATGACTTATATTATTTCAATTCCGTGGAATTGCTACAATATTCTATGGTCAAATCATATCTAGAAGATATTGACTTTTTACTTTCCACAGATAAACAAGTTAGATTTAATAAAAGACAGAATAGACTTTATCTGGATATTGATTGGTCGGCAAAATCTAAGGATTCATTTTTAATTATAGATTGCTATAGAGCATTGGACCCATCTGATTTTTCTAAAGTATATAATGATAGTTTTGTTAAAAAATACCTCACAGCATTAATTAAAAGACAATGGGGACAGAATTTAATTAAATTTCAGGGAGTGAAACTTCCAGGTGGAATAGAATTAAATGGCAGAGCAATATTTGAAGATGGACAAAGAGAATTGGATGATATAAAACAAAGAATGATGATGGAATATGAATTACCACCTCTGGACTTTATTGGTTAATTATTATGGCACTCAATCCATTTTTTCTACAAGGTTCTCAAAGTGAGCAATTTCTTGTTCAAGATCTGATAAACGAACAATTGAGAATATATGGTGTAGAAGTTTACTACTTGCCTAGAAAAGTTTTTAGGACAGATGATATTATTAGGGAAGTTCAGTCATCAAAATTTGATGATTCTTTTTTAATTGAAGCATATGTGAATAACTATGATGGATATGCTCCCGACAGTGATATAATGAGTAAATTTGGATTAAGATTGAAAAATGAGGTATCACTAACAGTTTCTAGAGAGAGATTTGAGGAATTTATTTCACCATTTTTGGAAGGAATTGCTGCTGGTATTCGAGAGGGAAAAACTGACGAAAATTATGATTTGAATACAATTACCAGACCCTTAGAAGGTGACTTGATATATTTCCCTTTAGGTGAAAGATTATTTGAAGTTAAAAGAGTAGAGTTTGAAAAACCTTTTTATCAATTGGGAAAAAATTACATATATGAACTTAGTTGCGAACTTTATGAATATGAGAATGAGGAAATTAATACAAGTGTTGAAGAAGTTGATAATACTGTAGAGGATGAGGGTTATATCACAACAGTTAATTTGGCAGGATATGCTTCTAATGCAACTGCAAGTTCTGTAATATCGTTAGGTTCTGTGAATGAAATATTCTTAAATAATGATGGAAGTGGGTATACTTCAATCCCAACAATAACTTTTTCCGATCCAACAGGAACTCTTTCCGGAAATAAAAGAGCAACTGCTGTAGCAATAACCACCAGTGTTGGTAATGTTAGGTCTATTGATAGGATTGAAATTACTGATGCCGGAAGTGGATATACTGAACCTCCCACTATAACCATATCTGGTGGTGGTGGAATTGGCGCCGCAGCAACTTGTTCCATTGGATCAACTCAAAACTCGGTAAGATTGATTAATGTCACATTTGGTGGTTCTGGATATAGTGCACCTCCAACAGTAACCATCGATGGTCCAGGAGTTGGTGTTACGGCAACTGCAATATCCATACTTAGTTCCACTGGATCGGTTGAATCTATAAGATTAATCAACGCAGGATTAGGATATACTACACCACCATTAGTGACCGTTGCAGGGGTTTCTAGTGTTGGTGTAGGAACATTTGTATATAATGAGTTAGTTACTGGACAAACCTCCAATACTACTGCAAGAGTGAAGGATTTCAGAGCATCTTACAATTCACTTGGAGAGGCAATATCCGTTGATCTTAAGGTTTATCTAAATACAGGTAAATTCTATGAAAATGAAGTTATTGTTGGATCAATATCTTCAGCAAGATATGTTGTCCAATCTCACGACCTGAATAGTTTTGAGGATGAATATGATTCTAATGAAGAAATCGAATTAGAAGCAGATAACATAATAGACTTCACAGAATCAAATCCCTTCGGAGATTATTAATGTTAGGAACTTATTTTTATCACGAAATTATAAGAAAAACTATAGTTTCTTTCGGAACTCTTTTTAATAACATCTACATCAGACATTTATCTAAAGATGATAGTATTATAGATGAAACAAAAGTTGGACTATCTTATGGTCCTATGCAAAAGTTCCTTACGAAAATTCAAGAGCAATCTGAATTAAATAAAGCAGTTGCGATTAATTTGCCCAGAATGTCATTTGAGATGACAAGTATTCAATATGATCCAACAAGAAAAACAGGAATTACACAGACGTTTAAAGCATGTGATGAATCTGGAAACATAAAAAAAGTTTTTATGCCAGTTCCATATAATATTGGTTTTGAGTTAAATATTTTTTGCAAATTGAATGACGATGCTCTTCAAGTCATAGAGCAAATATTGCCATTTTTTCAACCATCATTTAATTTGACAGTGGACTTAGTTGATTCTATCGGGGAAAAGAGAGATATTCCAATTGTTCTTGATAGTATTGACTTTCAGGATGACTATGAAGGATCATTTGAAACAAGAAGGGCACTTATTTACACTTTAAGATTTACTGCAAAATCTTATATCTTTGGACCTGTTGCAGAAAGTTCGGAAGGTCTTATTAGGAAAGTTCAAGTTGATACATATACTGGTACAGATGTACGAACATCAAAACGTGAAATGAGGTACACCGTTACTCCAAATCCTATTGATGCTGATCCAGATGATGACTTTGGATTTACAGAAAATTGGGAATATTTGCCAGATTCTAAAGATTATAGTCCAACAAGAAAAACTGATCTCTGATTGTTATGAATAATAATTATGATTCTATAGACAAGGCTCTCAATGTAGAAAGTAGTATTGTCGATTCCGATCTTAAAGATAAGAAGATAGAAGTAGTTAATTCTAAGGAAGAGGATATTGAGAGGGACTATGAATATACTCGTGCAAATTTGTATTCATTGATTGAAAAAGGTCAGGAAGCAATTAATGGTATTATGGAACTTGCGGGTGAGGGTGGAAGTCCAAGAGCATATGAAGTCGCAGGACAGTTGATAAAGAGTGTTGCAGACACAACTGATAAATTGATTGATTTGCAAAAGAAACTTAAAGATGTTGAAGATGATTCTAAAAAAACAACTAATAATGTTACCAACAATGCCGTGTTTGTTGGATCAACATCAGAACTTCAAAAAATGCTGAAGCAAGGTTTTCTAAATAATAATAACGCAAACAATAAAAATGAAGAAGTGTAAGCAGGGACATTACTACTGCTATAAAGA